TGCTACTGGAAATGATTATGATTTTGAATATGACTTGGAAGGTTTAATCCCTCACACTGTTTATTTATGTATAGACAATCCTTCTCAAATTGAAGATTTTGAAATTGGGTTTGGTCCTGGTCAAGCTGTAGGAATAAGCAATCTTCAAAAATTAGAAGGTATTGATGAATGGGATGGTGATGATATGGCATTTACATCTTTAGATTTTACAGGTATCACTACAATGACACAGTTATATAATACAAATACAGGATTGCAACATATAAACATTACAGGTTGTGTAAACTTGGATGATGTTGAGCTGGATAATAATGATTTAACAGAAGCTTCTGTAAATCATGTTCTAATTACACTTGATGATAATGGATTAACTGGTGGAATTGTTGATCTTACTGGAGGTACTAATTCTGCACCATCTGGTCTAGGTTTAGCAGCTCAAGCTAGTCTTGTAATAAAAGGATGGGTTGTATTTGTTAATTAACATTTAAAATTTAAATATCATGTCAATAAAAAAAGTAACCCCAGAAGAAAAAGCAATTAGAGATGCTCAAGATAAAAGAGTTTCTGATTATATAAAAGAAGGCAAGACTCTTGAAGAAGCTAGAGCTCTTGTTTTAGCTAACAAACAAACAACTAATTAAAATGGCAACAAATAACAGACCCTTAAAAGCATACGTTAGATTTGATGGTACAGGAAGAATCATTCCAGGAAGCTTAATCCTTAGAAAGAACAAGCCTAAGGTGGGTAAATGGCAAGAGATTCCAGCATACGAATGCTGTAATCCTACTACATCAACAACGACAACTGTTGCTCCTACTACTACAACTAGTACTACAGTAGCACCAACAACAACTAGTACGACAACACCAGCTCCTTAATTATGGCACTAAAATCCCTATTTCCAGATGACATGATGAAATCATCAGCATCTGAAGGCTTAACGTTAGAAAGCATAGCTGCTAAGCTTACTTACTTCCATGAGCAATTACATCTGACTCACTGGCAAACAACTAGCTATGCAGAGCATCAAGCCACAGGAGCATTGTACGATTATGTACATGACTTCAAAGATGGGTTAGTTGAGAAGATTATGGGATATACAGGTAAAAGACCTGCTCCATATAAAATAGAACCTCTTACAAACTGTACAGCTAGTGAGTGTGTTAACAATCTTCTATCGTTTGCTTCAGCTTTAAAGATGTATGGTGAGAAGAATTCTTTCCATGATGTATGTAATCTTGCAGATTCATTATCTGGGGAAGCGGCTAAGACAAAATACTTATTAACATTATCATAATGGAGATAAACAGAAAACATTTTCCTAAGGTGATGCAAGACAATGATGAAGTTTTTCTTGCACACCTAGAGGGTGTTATAAGTTCTGTTGATGAACTCTGTAGTCTTGAGATAACAAAAAATCCTGACAACTATAGATTTAGAATAGCAGCCAGTCTTCCTATGTATAACAACATGCTTATAGAAGAGATATTAAAGTTTTGTAATATGTTTAAAATAAAACTTGATATGAGTAAATCAATTAAAACAACGAGTGTAATAACATTCGAAATAAACTTAAATTAAAATATTATGCCTACATTTATAAAACCAGGATTCTGGGAAAAAACAAAAAAAGGATATGACTATTGGTTAAACCTTGATCTTTTAATAGCAAACACTATTCCTCCATCTAGCATAGCTACATTAGGAAATTCTTTGTATTCAACAAACCCTGCTACTAGTAATTTTAGTAATGGTTATGGTGTATTTTTTGGTTTAAATGCTGGTCAAAATGCAACAAATGCTAGTTTTTCAAATTTTATAGGGTATTATGCTGGTCAAGAAGCTACTAATGCTAGTTATTCAAACTTTTTAGGGTCTGGTGCTGGTAATGGGGCAAGTGGTGCTAATCACTCAAACTTTTTAGGTAATAATGTAGGAAGTCTTGCAACTAATGCATTTAGTTCAAACTTTCTAGGTCGAAATGCAGGATTTAATGCTACTAGTGCTAATAGCTCAAACTTTCTAGGTGAATCTGCTGGTAGAAATGCTACTAGTGCTAATTCTTCAAATTTCCTTGGTGCTAGTGCTGGATTTAATGCAACTAATGCTTTTCTTTCAAATTTCTTAGGTCAAAATGCTGGTTTTGGTGCAACTAGTGCTAACAACTCAAACTTTTTTGGTGAATCTGCTGGTAATAATGCAACTACTGCTAATAACTCAAATTTCTTAGGTAGAGAAGCTGGTATGAATTCTACTGGTAATAATGTAAACGCATTTGGTGTTCAAGCTCATAAAGGAGGAACATTATCAGGACAAACTGTATTTTCTAATACATCTCTTCCTTCTTATGCAAATAGGGCAGCAGCTGTAGCAGCTATCACTGTAGCATTAGGAGCTGTAGCAGGAAATACATATTTTTACTACAATCAAACCACCTTTGCTATTGAAGGTGTAAGACTTTAATCAATAAATAAATAAAATCATGAAAATCACATTTGAAACACCAAAAGAAATTGTAATTGTACAAGAATTAAAAAGAACTTTTGAAGAAATTACAATTGAAGAAGTTGTAGATAACCCTTCTAGAAAAGAAGTTAAAGCTTTTGCAAGAGAGTTAGGTCAATTAATTTTATGGCAAAACGAAGAATACGATGCTATTGGTCAATGGACTGATGCAGATGTAGTAGCTAGAGTTAATGAGTTGTTAAAATAAAAATTTGTATATATAAAAAACATTATATACATTTACTGTTAATTTTAAAACCAATTTACATTATGGCACAGTATGATCCTAACAAACGTTACACATGGACTCCTGAAGACACATTTACATTAACAGGACAACAGTTTGGATTAATCCTTAACATGGTTAGAGCTTATTTATCATCAGAAGAAGCTGCAAGGTTTCAATTGATGATTCAAACTAATCAAGTGATTGAAGAATTAATGGTTAAAGGTGTAGAAGCTGACATCATTAAGGAAGTGGAAGCTCCTGAAGCAGAATAATTAACATACCTGTTGGGAGACGAATAACAGGTGTTCTCGAACAAAAGCTCTTCTCTATGAGAATATACGAACCAAAAAATAGAATAGATGTTATAACGCCAAAGGGAGATGGCTCAATCATGTTTATTACCGATTATGGTTATGAAACTGATACCATCTATACAATAATAATTAATCAAACTGGAGAATTATGGCAATATACCCATAAGGATCTTATTGTTAAACCTAATATAACATTTAAACGCTATGGCAAAAATAATTAAAAAAGCACAAAACGGTGAAGAAGCTGAAAAAAAGAAAGCAAAAATGAAGAACGGTGGTTCTTTATCTGGACTTAATGCTTCTAATAAAAGAGATAAAGGTACAGATGTTGGTGGTGCTTGGACTAAAGTTCAAAACAAAACATTAGCTGGTGCTAGAGGAAAAGCTAAACTTACCAAAGACAAACAACTTGGTGCTACAAAGATGCAAACAGGTGGATCTATTGGTTCTAAAGTGGTTCAAGAAAATCCAAGACAACAAAGAAGACTTTCTAGAATTAGAGAAACTAATCCAGAGAGAGCTTCAAAAGTTGAGAAAAGAATGGTGAGAAGAGCTGATAGAGCAATGGGTGCTAGAGGTGCTGCTTCTAGAATGAAAGCTGGTGGAAAAGTGGCTAAAAAGAAATAAGCTATGAAATCTATTAAGAAAGCACAAGACGGTCTAACTACAAAAGATAGATTAGCCCAAGCAAAAGAAAATAGAAGAAAACTTGATAGTATTACAGCCATAAAAAGAGCTGAAATAGTTAGAAAAAAAGATTCTATTATACAAAGAAACGCTAACGCAAGAGGTCTTAGTGTGTCTGATTATAAAAACACAGTTAGAAAAGAATCAAAAAAACCTGATGTAGGTATTGAAACTTGTGGTCCTAACTTCAAATCTACAAAATGTGGTGTAAGTAAAGCTGCTTCAAAAGAATCAAAATCAGATTGGGGGAAGAAGAAAAATGGTGGTAAAATAACAAAAGCCAAAGATGGTAAGTGGATTCAATCTGCCACAGCTTCTATAAAACGTAGAGGTACAAAGGGTGTTTGTACAGGAGCTAAATTTGGTGGACCAACATGTAAACCTGGATCTAAGCGTTATGCTTTGGCAAAAACATTTAAAAAAATAGCTAAATCTAATAAGAAGAAATAATGGCTAAAATAACAAAAGTTCCCAATGGCCCTCTTATTAAGAAGAAAGGTCCATACGCAGGAAGTACATTGAAAAATGGAGGTAAAACACCAGCTTGGACTAGATCTGAAGGTAAAGATCCAAAAGGTGGACTTAATAGAAAAGGAGTTGCTTCTTATCGTAGAGCTAATCCTGGATCTAAATTAAAAATGGCTGTTACAACACCTCCTTCTAAACTTAAACCTGGAAGTAAAGCTGCTAACAGAAGAAAATCATTTTGTGCCCGAATGTCAGGGATGAAGAAAAGATTAACATCTGCTAAGACAGCAAATGATCCAAATAGTAGAATTAATAAATCACTCCGTAAATGGAACTGTTAGTATGAAAAAGCAAATGCTTAAACGTAAAGATGGAAGTGTTTCTCAAAGAGGACTTTGGGATAACTTGAGAAATAAAGCAGCTTATAATAAGAAAACTGGTGCTAAACCTAAAACTCCTACAAAAGTAATGTTGTCTCAGGAGAAAAAGATCAAAAATAAAGGAAAATGATATTAGCTATTAGTATTGAAAATAAACAAAAATACTTCTCTGAGAAACAAAAAGGAGGAGTTATTTACAAAATTACTAATGAGATAGATGGTAAGTTTTATATAGGAAGTACAAACAATCTAATAAAAAGGTATTACACCCATGTAAATCATATAAGAACTGGTAAGAATAGTTGTGTAAAACTAATCAGAGCAGTTAATAAGCACGGAGAGAAGAACTTTAAGTTTGAGATTGTTTGTGAATGTTCTACTGAAGAGATTCTTAAAACAGAACAAGAATATATTGACAATTTAAAACCGCACTATAATGTAGCTAAAATTGCTGGTAGTAATCTTGGAATAAAGAGAACTGAAGAAGTTAAACTCAAAAAGTCAGCTTCTCAGAAGGAAAAGTGGAAAGATGAAACTTATAGAACTAAACACTTAAACAACTTATCAAAGAATTGGAAATCTGGTTCTAATCATAAAATGGCTAAACTTACAGAAGAACAGGTTATTAAGATTAAGAAACAACTAGCAAATGGTCTTCTTCCTAAACAGGTTGCAGACAGTCTAAAAGTAAGTTATCACTCTGTGAAGGATATTCATAGAGGCAAAAGTTGGAAACACATTATAATATAAACTTAACATCAGAACTAACAAAGGATCTGGTAAGAAACCTACAGCTGCAATGCTGAAACAAGAACGTAAAATTAAATCTAAAACTAAGAAATAATGGGA